ATCTGTGCCAGCATCTGAGGCAGCAGTTTTCTGTGTTGCTTGCAGATCCTTATTCAGATTGTTGACTGCCTTGTCAAATGATTGTACATCTTGTACACTGTTGCCAGTGTCAACCCGTAGTGAAAATACTGCTTCCTTATTTGCCATGTCTATATTCAAAAAAAGGCTAGTTGCCCAGCCTTCATAAAGTTAATATTTTATTTTATTCCCCTGGAGGGAATGGTGGTGTAGGTTTAGGATTGTAAGGAATTAAATCCAAATCTTTAACCCATAGAAAATCTACGTTTGTGCAGAAGTTCATCTCCTCAGTTGAGATTATCCAATTATCATCCGCATCTTGAATTTCATTAAAATATGAATCATCGGTATATTGTTGCCCGTGAATTAATTCTTTTTGTTCAAACGTTAAAAGACCAACATATTTTAGTAAATCTTCTTTTGCAATATCAGATAGTTTCATATTCTTTTATATTTTATAATATTTTTTTTCATTGCTCTAATAAATGTAGTAATATTCATTTCAGCATATTCAGCAGCTTCTTTTACACTAGCATAATAAACTCCAGTTTGTATATCTAAAACAGGTACACTAATCCAATGATTAAAACCAACATAGTCTTTCATTTTTTCAGCTCTTTTAATGTATCCTTCTTTAGGTCTTTTAGTTCCTAATTTAGCCAATCTCATTTTTTCTTTTGTCTCAGGAGTATGCTTTTTACCTTTAAAAGGATTGTTTTCAATCATCCTTTTTCTTCTTATCTCAAGTTGCTCTTCTGTTGCTTTAACCCCCCAACATCCATCACCTCCATCAGTTATATTGACTAATAAACCACCATTTGTTTTTTTACCATATAAAGAAATAAATTCTTTTTCTTTTTCCTTTGCATCATCTATTGATATATCATCAAAAATAATATCTACTCTATAATCTGTATGTTTTGCGATAGAATGCCAGTGCTTATTTCTTGTTTGCTTAGTATAACATCTTTCTTTATTGGAACCTATACCGATATAGAATGGTTCATTTTTATCTAATCTTATATGTCTATAAATGTATGCCATATACAAATTTACAAAATAATAGGATTGAAGTAGCTATCCTCAGTGTATTGCTGACCTACCAATTCATCTTTCTGTACCTCTGTAAGCAGTCCTACATAGTTAGGATATTCTGCTTGTGTTATGTCTGTTAGTTTCATTATACTTGTCTTGATAATGTAGTTTGAAACGCTTGTACCGCAGTGTAGAAGTTGCCTATCTCAGTAGAAGATAACCCATCACCCATATATGCAAAAGCAAATTGACTATTTACATATCCACTTGCATAAGGTGTACCAGTTAAATTTAATGTACCAATATATAAAGCTAAACTATTTAATCCACCTCCTGAATTACCAGTAGCTACAGATGTGCTATTTTTATATACAGTTGTTACAGTTGATGATGTTCTGCTTGAGCTAAAAAATCCCGTTCCTCCAGTTATAGAACCTGATATTAAACCCGAATTTAATCTTGATGCTAAAGTAGAAGCAGTATTTAATAACGTACTATTATCACTGCCTAGAAATGAACCTAAATTTACTGGGTCTGCACTTGCAGCAGTGTTTACTGTTCTTATGTAGTAGCCTATTGAATTGCTATTTGCAGATGCTAATGAGCTTGGTAAAAATCCAGTATTTCCATATCCGTTTGTTCCGTTTGGTAAAACTCCATTACTACTATGTGTAAGACCACCATTCCAAGTTATTTGATAAGCCGCAGTATTCATAAAGTTATATGAATGCTTACCCGCAGTGCCACCTACAAACGGATACAAAGCCTTCATCTTAGAAGTTAGTCCATAGGTAGTTAAGTCACTCTCAAGTGTATTCAACGCACCTAAGATAGTCAAGTCCGTTTCTCCCGTAGCAGCTATCCAAGCAGTTGTTAGTGTGCCATATGATGGCCCACTTGGCTGCACTAAATATGGATTGATTATCATACTCTTGTACCTATGATAGTAACTTTCAAACCTTTTGCTGTGCCATTGCCAATTTGGTCAATGTCAATAGTTATCTCAGCATCATCTGCTAGTGCAGTGTCAGATATAACCGCTGGTGTTGCAGCTGTTGTAGATGTCTTTTCAGTGTTGTCTATTGTCAACTTTGTTGATAGGATACTTGTCCCACCTTCATTGATGTCAACAGTGAAGATACTACCTGATGCTTGAGCAGTAGAAAGTGAAGCTCTCACAGCAGTAACTGTCATAGCATAAGGCATTCTGAAAGTAACCTTTGCAGTACCTGTAGTTAAAGCTGTAGTTTCATCCGATGCAGCCACCTGGATCTCAGTAGGCAAACCACTCTGAGCAAATGTTTTAATGTTGGCCCACCAGCTGACTGAGAAATCTCAAGTAAATCTGTTGCTGCTAGTGCTGCGCCTTTGGCCGTTAAGCCTGATATCTTTACTCCCATTATTGTTCTATTATTCTTTGTATATTATCTTCTGTCATTCTGTTGATACCATCCTCAGATAGTCTGTTGAATAGCGCATCAGCCACAGCCTTAATGGCAGCAGTTGCACTATTGAACATCATTGTGATTCCGTATCCGTACATCTTACAAGATTAAAGCTACAGATCCTGATGTCAAGTCAATAGCTGAAAATTTGCGAGCTCCAGTACATCTGATCATTGCTCCAGCTTTTACTGCTGTGCCTGGTGTAGTTATTAACTCAGCTTTGATGTCAACACCACCTACCTTGATGCTTGCAAATACAGTGTCCTCAAGGACAAAGATTGCATCATAAACTATTGTCTTTTCTGTAGTGTCATTCACTATCAATGTTCCCTGACTCGCTGTCAGTATCTCTTCCCAAAGTGCCATATTTATTCTGTTGTTCTAGTTAAATTATCTTCCGTTATTCTTGTCTGAGCTCCAGCTGTAAACTTGCCTTCTGTCTCTCTGAAGTTAGTTTTATCAGGGAGATAAGGTATCTCTATATCAAAAGTTTGGATACTCTCTCCTTCTATTATGCGAATCAGTTCCACTAATGTAGTGTTATCCTTTCCACTATCAAAGTCTGATACCTTCTGAAGTCTATAGATTACACCATCAATGTTGATGAGCTCCTTAAAATTAAGCATGTTAATCATGCTGTTATCTATCTTGATGTAGCATGTTAATAACTTCCCAAACCTAGATATCACCTCCTTGATGTATCTCTCATGATAATGGAATAAGTTATTGGTAGTATAGGCCGCATCTTGATAGAATACATATTCAGGCACCCCGAAATTAAAGTCAAAGGTAGGTGATGTCAAGCTATTCAGATGGCCCACATACGGATATGATCCCTCAGTAGTGGCAATACCATCCTCATCAATATATTGCCATGTAGCTGTAGTCATTGGTCCTAGCTGCACAAGGAATGGCTTGCCCTTCTTGATAGCTATAGCTGAAGTACCATCTTGCTCAGTCTTGACTTGGAATGACCTTGGCACAATAATATTGGTGAAGGTACTCTCATCTACTGGAATATTCACCAGCAGCTTCTGTGAGAATGGCAGCTTGAATTCAGTTGTATTCTTAGCGAATTGATTCTGTGAATCTAAGCTGAATGCACCATACTGCTTCCTGACATCTTGTGCATAGTAGAAGTTATAATAGTCATCATCTTGCTCAAATACAAAGTTGTATGTGTTGCTAGCAAAGTTGATTGTAGGTGTCACCTTGTAATCTCTGCTATAGTCAACTAGATGAGTCCAATTCAAGGCATCAGCTGATGAGTTATAGAAGTCATCCATTGGCTCAATCTCAAGGATGGTGTTATCATTCACATTAGGCTTGACATATAGATTAAATGCCGTAGTAATTCCCTTAAAGAATGTGGCGCAGTCCATTGTTGGCAGAAAGTTATCAATCAAGATAGTTCCTCCTGGCTCAAGTGATTGCTCAGATAATACGATGTTGAGATCCGCTGTGTTGCTTGTGATGTTGGTATTCAATAAGAAAGTAGTAGGAATGTCATCAGCCTCAACAGATGAATCATAAACTACCCATATTAATTCAAACTTGAGCTCATCATTGAAGGTCACAAATACATCTCTGATATAGTCAAAGCTGATAGTAGCTGAATAGTCACCAGTACCATTGTCAAAGGCTCCCTGATATACATCATCTTGAGATATCACAAATCCATTCTTAGATATCTTCAGTACCAGCTTAAACCTAATCCATGTATCCACAAGATTGGCTCCGGTGATTGTAAAGTCAAGATTCAAGTCATGATCACCAACATAGTTGATTCTCATGATGCCCTCAGTAGCTGATACAAAGCGCATGAATGTAGCAGCATTCTCAATCTGTCCAGCTGGATCAGATGTCACTGTAGCATTATAGGGATCGTATGAATAAGTGAATTGTAAGTCAGCTCTTCTATTGCCACCAAATACTAGATTCCACCCACTTGATAATGGTATGTTAGCATTAATAATGTGACCACTGGTACCATTGTCCTCTGTAGTATAGGCTGACAAGGCAAGTGAATCAGCAGCTGTGATTGTTGGCAATGATCCGCCTTCAAAGGCCATGAGCATTCTCTTGAATGTCTGACTCTCAAGGAAGGCTGATGACCAGCTGATGCCGCAGTAATCAAATGCCCTCTTCAGGATATCATAACAGAATACTTGTGGCGGAATATGCTCCACACCAAAGGCATCCACTGCTGGCCTATCATAGCCATAGTCAATCAGTCCATAGTAATACCCTAATCCATCCCAGTTGGCTCCAGTCTTGTTGCTTGTTGGTACACCATTCACCTGGATAGTTCCAGCCCATGAATTCTCTTGATTGGCCTTGATTAGTGTATGTGTATATTCGGACCATGACAGCTCATTGATTCTGATCTTGGATAGCAGTCCAATGTAGTCAATACTTTCTGATATCATGATGATAGAGAATCTCCACATGCCATTCATCCAGTTGCACTCAGTCAGCTGACATATACCATTGAACTGCAATAGACCTTGATCATAATACCTAGCTGTTGACTTTACAGATGGATCAAAGTTAAGAAATGCGCTTTGAGTATCTAATACTGGATCACTAGCTGATGTCATAAACACCTGATGCATTAGATATACATTCTTTTTGGTACCAGGCAAAATGATAGTCTTGGAATTATTCCCCTTCCTACTAGACAAATCTTTCACATCACTGATATTGTATGTCAATGGGAATGGCAGCCTCTCATCAAGGTCTACAAGTATGTCATTGATGTATAGCTCCATCTATCCTAATTGTGTCTGATATGTGTATGTTCTATCTATCTGAACAGCCTCTTGAATAAGACCAGCTTTTCTTCTTTGCTTTAATGTATAGTTAGCATTGGTCACGTTCACTGGCTCAAGAACCGATGATCCAAAATCCTTCTGAATATAAACCCTTGGTGATTCATACAGATCTCTAACTAACCATTGCTGTATGTCCTCATGAATCCAATCACTATTCAATAGTAGTTTATCACTCATTGACTTATTCACAGTCATTCTGTTGCCATCACTTAAAGAATATTCATAGTCACCAGCTTGCCATCTCCCAGTTCTTCTATTGTATCTTGTTGCCTCAATATCTGTTGAATGCTCTGATAATAAGTTAAAAGTGAATGAATCCCATGCACCAAACTTATTAAGCCAATGCAGTCTGTATCTTGGATAATTGCTACATGACTGATCGTAGTATATCTTATAAAGTTCAGAGTCCTTTGATGGTGTAGCATTTTGATATATCTCAATCGTATAATAGTAGCAATTAGTGAAATTACCTACAACCAAAGTTGTACCATTTACTAAGTTTTCAGGACCTACTTGAACAAGTGGTATAGTACGGTTATCTTTTATAAAGTCAGCTGATGCAATTACTGAATTGTTTATATCATATAAAACAGCTTCACCATACACTAAGTTCCCTGTACTATTGATTATGCTTAGATATTTATAGTCATAATATCCTACAAGATCTCTTTTATCTCTTGGGAATTCAGTCAAGAACAATCTAGTACCAGAGGCTTGCTCAATATTATAATCTTGATAATTCCATGACAACCAAAACTCTTGTCTAAAAGCTGCATTTAAAAATTCAATTCCATTGCTTGCCTCTGCTGATGCAATGATAACCTCAGCTGGTGTGCCATATCTCTCATACACTAATAATGAAAATGTTTGACTGCCATTCATCAGCTCTTGATCTAGTAGCAATGGATCTGGGAAGTTATTAACTATAATAGCTCTACCAATACTTGATAAGTCAAACTTTCCACTATCCCCATCTTCAGGGAATACTTGATGAGTTGAAATAAGGCCAGCATTAAGATAGACCTCTATTACAAATGAAAAGTTAGCTTGCCCAGTATTGTCTGATTCAAAAACAAATATTGTTGGATTGCAAATGGGATCCCACTGAGTAGGCTGACTTATAAATGTTATTGCCATGTTCTTGTATTTTTGGTGAATGATATTTCAAACATCAACCCAGTGACAGCAGCTAGATCATTTGCTATCCTATCAAGGACCTCATTGCTCATGACATTGGATGTGATATTGCGAGGCTTGATACCATACTTGTTCTTTGTAGCTGATGCTGATGCATAGGCATGACTCAGATCATATCCCTTCCATTGCTGTATTGCCTTTGCATGATTCTTTGAAACATTAGGATACTTAAAGCTGTAAGGTGTTTGAAATTTATTCTGTCCTACCGGATTGACACCCTCATCTTGAAACTTGTAGTACTCATCCGCTTGTATCTCAAATGACAATGCTCCAGTAGGAAAGTATACTACTGACTGAGCTAGTCCTCCAGTATTGTTTACGTTAGTAAGTATATACTCTTGGAATTGTGCTGTGACCTCATTGGCAAGACCTAGAATAAACTTCTCATAAGCTGTCTGAGGCTGAGTAAGTTCAGTCTGAGATATACCTAGTGAGTCAAGAAATTGCAGATCATCAGCCATGTCTTTGTAATATGTAATCTTGTTCCGCTTTCAACTTAAAGAAGTTCAGCCAAAACAATGTTTTTATGTATGGCTGACGCGTGATAGTGTCCACATCTTTGCCAAGCTCTTGCGCCAGCTTGAGGAGGATTCTTGTCCATGTAAACCATTCGCTGTCTCTAAGAGTTTCTGATGCATTGTCTGATTCTGATTCATCAGCCTCGCTGTCTGTATTCCCAAGATAGCGAGACTCCGCCTCTCTGATTCTCGCAAAAAAAAAGCGAAGAAGTTCAGAAATTCATCACCAGGGAAGGCCCTCTTAAATATCTCTTCTCTCTTTTTGTTTGGATTCTGTACCTTGCCCCTCTCATCCTCTTGGCAGTATTCCATGCCCTCCTCAATGTAGCAGATAGCCAATGCCTCACATGGTGATGAGCTGACATCCTCAATGAGCTTCATGTCAATGATCTGACCAGTCTCTATAGCACTAAAGTCCTTTTCAAATCTGTATCTCTTGCCTTCTATCTCAATGTATTCAGATGGCTCATTTGTGCTGTATTGTGATAGCATATTCAGAAGTACACTACTGGCATTCATGATGTCATCAATGTGAATCTTCCTAACCTTGTTGATTGGCAGTCCGGTGAATATGCTGACAAGCTGTGACTGAAAGTCAAGCATGTTGATCAGTGACTTATCTGTCTGCTGGATGAATGGTGCCAGCATGAGCCACTTAGTGAGCTGATCAGGTCTACATTCTTGGATTGTCTGTGGATAGTTTACATCAATGGTTTTCATGCTCTTAATATTTTGTATTGCCCTCTCTTACTGTAGTTCTTTTTACTATGCCATGCCAGTGCCAGTGAGATCACCCCATCATCATGCAGTCCACTTGGTGCAGAGTATTGTACTGACCTGGTATTCGGATTGTAAATATAAGTAAAATTCTCAAGCTCATCTATCAGCCATTGCTCCTCTATTATCTTGATCTCTGACTGTTCAAAGGCCAGTGCTAGATCCTCAATGATGATAGGCTTAGTCTTACTGGTAGTAGTGAATGGATTCACTAGATTACGCAGTCTTGATGACAGCATCTCATAGAAGATATCCCCTTGATTGTTGACCTCTATCAATGTGACTGCTTGATATTGCTTGATGATGTCTGCTACCTTGTCAATGATCTTGGACCACTCATCATGCCGCCACCTACCAACATATACCATCTGCCCTCTCTCATTCAGTATTGTCAACACTGTATAGTCATCTGCCCTACCTATGTCAAGTCCAGCGTAGCACTTGCCACCTCTCTCCCATGTTCCAGCTGACTGCCTCACGTTCTTGAATAGTCCGGATGCATTGTCAATGAATTCAGCCATGTATTCTTGTCTGAAGATATGATCAGGCAGTGACCGCTTTCTCTCCTCCAGCTCTTGTGGTGCTATCATTGGATTGTCATAGGATGTGAAGTGGATGTACTTGTATCTGTCATCATAGTTAGGCTGCATACACAAGGTATGAAAATGATTCTTGCCCTTTGGTGTTGAGATAAATATCACCTTCTTTCCCTTGACCATCACAGTTGCAGATAGCACCTCATTCCATAGCTCAGGCCTTGTGAAGGCCATCTCATCCACTACCATGAAATGAAAGGTATTCCCTCTGATATTGTCGGGCCGTTCACCACTAAAGAATTCTATTGATGATCCAAAGCCAGTTACCTTGAGATCTGATTTGTTGAATTCAAATAAACCACTGTTTTTTGTAGCTCTCTCAAGCTCTGCGAATACTTTCTTACCTTGCTTGTATACTGGTGTTACCCAAGCAATCTGTGATCCTGGATGATTGATGGCCCAGTACAGAAGCTGATTGATTCCTAGTAAGGTCTTGCCAAACTGCCTACCAATATTCAGAGCATAGTATTTCTCGCTGCCTTGATTGATAGCATTGTGGATATGCCTCTGATTAGGATGAGGTTTGTAACCTTTGATTGTACTCATTCATCAAAGTCAAAGTTATCAACATTTCTAGTCTCTACTTGCTGACGATCATGCATGCCTAATCTGTTCTTTGCGTAGAAGATTCCCTTGCCCTCATTGCCCACAATATCAACAGCTAAGCCTTTAAAAAGCTCATCTATTTTTTTAATAGTGTCAGATTTGAGTTTGTCATCAGAATTCAACCAAGTGTAATAAGTCTCTCTTACAATACTCTTTTCTTTCCTCACAATAGGAATCCATATTCTAAGGAAGTAATCTATAGTAGGTATATGCCTATCTAGTACCAGGACAATTTCTCCTTTATTGGATATCATTTCTTTCTTATGGGATATGCACTCTTCAATATAGATATGTGCTAGTTCCTCAAGGTGTTTTATGAATTCATCTGAGTATGCCATTATTTCAATTCATTAATTTTAGATTCTGCCCATGTCTTTGCTGCCTTACCACCCCATAGAAGGTATGAGATGTATCCACAATCTTCAGGTGTACCATTTTCATAGTAAGTCTCAGCTCTTGATAGATAGCTTATCATTCTTTTGATTGTGTCAATGGATAGCTTTTCTCTATTGCTGAGCTGCTGTGCTCTGACCTTTCCTACTTGTGTTGCACATCTGTTGCCTTGCTTTTCATTCAGCTCTATTCCTCTTCTAGCATTGTTCACTACAGCATCAGGATAGTCATTATAGCTATCTTGGAATTCTTGCTTTGCTCTTTGCCATGATGACTTGCATACTGGATAGCGTTGAGTAGATGGATATTCCTCTTTCATCTTCTCATCAGCCATGCATCTAGTGATGAATTCATTCTCTGACTCTGCTGGTCTTGGTTTAGGTATTGGCAT